TCTCTCCGGCGAAGGCGGCCACCCTGAAAACGCGATAAACCAGCTCGCCAGGAATGCGCAGCCCGATAAAGCTGTTGCCTGTGGCTGGCGCGCGCACCTGATCGTCCAGCGTCAACACCACGGTGGATCCATCCCGGGTGGCGGACACCAGCCTGCCGCCGAAGCCCCACTGCGTCAGGTCGTGCTGCAGCGCCAGCACCGACATGCGCCGGTAACTCAGGTGCTCGATATCGGTGCTGAAGGAGATGTCCTTGTACTGGTACAGGGACTGCGCCAAGTGATACCGCGCCATCTTGGCCGCGTGTTCCTCGGTGGTGATGCCCTCGCCCGATACCTGGGCCGGGTTCAGCATGGTCTGGACGCCTGGCGCAGTCACTCTGAGCGTCTTGCTCGACCAGTCCGAGCGGTCCACGTAGGTGAACTCGATGCCATCGGCCGCATTGGCCAGCGTGTAATCGATCTGGAACTGCCCCTTTTTGATCGTGGCCATATTGACCACGCCCGACAGCGGCTGCTCATCCGCCGCCCATACGACCGACAGTCGACCGGCCGCCCAGGTCACGTTGCCAAAGCCTGCGAGCGCAATCGCCTGCAGCACGTCGTCATGGCTACGCGTGTCACGAATCACATTGTCGTAGGTGTACTTCGAGGCCGCGCAGTGCAGCATGAACGCCTGCAGCGCAGCGATATCGATCTGGGCGTCCAGCAAGCCCAACCCCGCGATCAGGTTCCCGGCTGGATCGCGAATGCCGCGCGCGTACGCAAGGATCTGGGCGCCAGGGTTGCTGGATTCTTCGGTTACCCACTGGTTGCCCTTCCACACCGGGATCGGCGCGGCATAGGCCACACAGCGGAGTTCATCAGGTGCCCCGTTTAGCTGGCCAGTGGCCTTGATCCGGATACCGATGCGGGGAATACCCGCGTAGCTCGCCGTGTCGGTCTGGATGCTCTTCAGGGTCGACCATGTGAAGTCGCTGGTGGCTCCTGAGCCGTCCGTGTTCCGGCCCGCAATGCGCGCGCGCACCTCGTACTGCCCGGGCTCAACGTCCAGGGCGTACGTCCGCCGCTGTTGCTTCTGGCTCTGGCTGATCAGGGCAAAGTTGCCGAACACACGCCAGTCGGTAGCCCCAACCGTCCGGTACTGGACTTGGATCGTCTCTTGGTTGTCCTTCGGCTTTCCCTTGCTGGTGGTGTCGAACAGCATGTAGTCGAAGTCGAGCTGCAGCCGGATGGTGCTGGGCGAGCTGGTGCGCTGAACCCATGCGCTTGGCGTGCCCTTCTCCGCAGTGAGTGCCCCGCCGGCGAGCGTATCGACGTTGCTGTAGAGCGGGATCTTCTCTTCTGTCATGCGAGGGAAGCCGCTGTGCCAGACCTGTACACCTTCGAAGGTCGAAAGCAGGGCCTCGCCATTGAACATCGCGTCCACGCGCGCCACGTTGATGCCAGGCGTCAGCACCATCGCCATGAACTGGTCGTTGGACTCGTAGAATGAGTACGGCTGGCTAGCGATGTCCGGCGCAATACGGATGCTCCCCAGCACCAGCGGCAGCGGTTCATAGGGCCGCGCCTGGTTGCGTGCCGAGCCAATCGTGTAGACGGTAGCCGCATCACTTTCGTACTGCTTGGGCTTCTTCGGCCCCAAGACCTTGTTGATCAGCAGCGACCCGACCGCATAGATCGCGGCTTGCGCCATCCCGGCCGCCATAGCGCTGTAGCCGGCGGCCACCATGGCCGTGCCGACACCTGCAGTGAAGATGGTCAAGGCGACCATGGCGACGATGAGCAGCGCCGTACGCCCGACGGTTCCTCGAACCTCGATGACTGTGCCGCCCTTAGGCCTCACCTTGTCGATGATCTGGTGGGGCACGCGGACGCCGTTGATCCGCACCTCCCACGCGTCGCTCCCGTAATCGGGCACCGTCCTGACCAGGAAGTGCCCCAACGTTTCCCGCGGCAGCAGCTCAGCGGCAATCCGCTGCTGGCCCTCCAGGGTCACCGGGTGGGGGGTGACGACCAGAGACGGCGGGCACGCAGCGAGCGCGTTCAATTCAGCCATTCGTAAAATCCTTCGATTCTCAGCCCGAAGTCGGGCAGATCACGGACGCGGTGCAGGACCGCGCAGCCGTTCTTCTCATTGGCGTGGAGCACCCACGCCTCATGGGCAAGGAAAAAGAAAACCCCGGCATGGCCGGGGCGTTTCTGAAGTACTTCGATCATCAGCACCAAATCGCCGTCCATCGGCGGCCCCTCTCTGGGCTTGGCGAACGGCTTGGACAACTCGCCAAGCTCGGCGGCTCCCTGCGCGCCCCGGGGGCGCCGGCCAGGCACCACCACCTTACGGCCGAAGAGCACCCGCTGGACGAGCATCACCAAGTCCGCGCAGTCGAAGTCGTCGGCGTTATACGGCAGGCCGACGAAGCGCTCCACCTCGACCAGCTTCACGTGAAGATTCCCGGGAGAGTGAACTGGTTCGCCCTGAGCTTCACCGCCTGCTGGCGCATGATGTAGTCGACACCGCACTGCGCAGATGCCGTCGCTCCGGTGATGGTTACGCTGCTCACCGGCAGGAAGTAGTCGCGCTCGATCGCGTTGGGATCTGCCCGATCGGAGACCATCAGCCTGGCCATCAGCACCTCGTTGGGACCGATGGACTCGAGGTCTTCGGAGATGCCGCGGCCGACGTTGTCCACCACCAGCTGCGCGCGCGGGGTCTGGCCCTTGGTGTCGTTCGGCAATTTGAAGTCGAACGGGGCGCCGAGATAGACAACGCCCTTGCTGGTCCAGTCCTGGGTGTCGTTGACGATGCGGAGAGGGTTGGGGAGAGACGGCGCGGAGATCTCGAGGAACAACAGGATTCCGGATGTATCGGTCACGCGCTGCCGGCGCTCGGTAAAGGTCGTCATCGCAAGTACTCCACAACCGCGTCCATCCGATAGTCACCGGGCAGTTTTTCATCCGGCACCAGATCGCCCAGTGCACCGTTCTCGAACCGGGCCGTGATCTGCTTGCCCGTAAACGGGTGAATCAGCGTGAACCAGCCAATGCGCTTGATGTCTCCCATGTACCAGGTGTCGAACGTCTCCCAATCCGCGATGCTGCTGAAGTACAGCACCATGGCCTGTTTTACGAGCACCTGCGTGTTCAGCAGGCGCTGCTTTGGCACACCCCGCTCCATCTCTGTCCTCAGCACGGACGGGTCGAAGGAGCGCTTTTGTCCGTCGAACATCACGCGGGCTACTGCAGGAAGGGAAGCCATCAGACACTGTCCTTCAGGCCGAATCGGCCTTTCATTCCCGAATACGTGGCACCGGATCCACCTGCGATGCGGCCACCGATGAAGCTGTCGACCTGGCCAAGCAGAACGTCGATGTCGAATCCACCCTGCTCGTTGCGGCTGGCCGATGCCGTGGTGCCCTCCGGCGCGTTCAACACACGAACGTTGATGGATCCGCCGGAGAAACCGGAGGGTGCACCTCCGCCGACAGGGCCGCCGTCTGCATAGCCGCGCAGGCCCTGCCGCATGGCCTCAACGATGCCAACGCCGCCGGCGCGGGCGACGTCGGCCTGGGACCAGACCACTTCGCCCTTGTGCACGACGCCCGCAGGCTCGTTCACGCCACCATTTCCGGTGTATCCGCCGGAGGAGTACCCGCCACCCAGACGCATCTTCTGGAACAGCTCGTTGTTGATGCTGCTCGTGCCGGAAGTGACGGCCTGATTTCCGGCGGCAGTGACACCACCGCCCCACATGCTGGCGAAGGCATTGGCGATGCCCATAGTGGCTTGCCGGGCGGCAATTCGAGCCAGGTCGGCCAGTACCGATCTGGTGAGGTCGGAGAAACTCAGCTTGCCAGTGGTCGTGAACTTCACCCAAGCATCTTCGAATCCACCGACCACGTTCCCCACCACGCTGCCCATCTGCTGCGCGTAGTTGCTCGCTTCCTGCTGGTAGTTGGCCCACGCCGCACTGGCGCCGGCAAGCCAGTTGCCCTCGGCACGCTCCAGTTCCGCGTATCCATCTTTGATCAGCTGCAGACGATCAAGGGTCTTAGCCGCCAGAGTCGCCCGCTCTTGCTCGAACGTCTCTTGGTCAACCTGCCCCGCGTTGAGCTGAAGCTGGAGCTCACGCAACTTGTCTGCTTGATCTGCATACGCATCGTTGATGCGCTGCTGAATCTCGTACTCGCGATCTCCCATGCCGACTCTTTGGGCCTGGGTGGAGAGCTGACGCTCCAAAGCTTGGTTGCTCGCATCAAGGGCATTGGCATACGCGGCGATGACGTTAGTTCTAGCCCGCACCGCCGCAGCTTCTTCGGTCGAAAGCACCTGCAGAGCCCCGGCGCCATCCGTTCGAACCTTTGTCAGACGTGCTTCCAGCTCACCGATCTGGCGGTTGACGCCAATCGCTTCCTTTCCGGCCACCACCTGCCTCTGGAGGTATGCGACTTGCTGCTCCAGGGACTTAGCCTGAACGTCTGTGCTCCTCTGCACCAACTCACGCATGCGGGCGTAGTACTGAGCCCCAGTTATCTCACGCGCTGAGAACTGCGCGCGCAGCAGTTGTGTGCCAGCAGTGATCTGGGCCTGCTCGGCGACCAAGTCATCCTTGTAGCCTTGCAAGCTGGCAGCGCGCGTCGCCGAGCCGTTTCCGCCTTTCGGCTTCTCCTTGTACTTCTTCTCGATCGCAACGACGGCTGCCGCTCGCCGTTCCTCGATCACCTTCACTTGTTCGATCAGTCCAGCAGCTTCAGCCTGGCGTCGAACCTTTTCCGCTTCACCGTTGATTCGAGCGATTTCGTCTTTTTTCTTTTGTTCTTTACTGGCCTGCGAATCGATAATCGCGTCGGTACGTTGCAGATAATCAACGCTCGCATCTTCTGCCGCCTCTACCTCGGCATCCTTGCGCTCTTTAATGAGGTCGGTCGCCAGCGCCTTGATCTTGGCGGACCGTTCCTTCACGTCCTTTTCGAGTGCCGAAATCACCATCGGGTTGCGGGCCAGGGGATCTTTAGATGCTTCCAGTGCATTCAGCCGGGCAAGGTCACGACGGTTGTCGGCAAGCATCTTCTGCATTTGGTCCGCCTGCGGACCAAAGCCGGCATTCACCTGCATCGCATTCCAGGCCTTTGTGGCTTCCGTCCACAAGTCCTTGAAGCCACGGATCACGGGGTTTTGGCTGGCGCGAACCTTTGCCAGCGCCGTGACGGTTTCGTCTGCGGCTGCGCGAGTGATTACGGTCACCGCATCCTGGTTTCGCCCCTGCTCCTGCAGCGCCTTGACCTGCTCATAGAGCGCCACGGTCATGAAGTTGACCTGCTCGTTAAGCTTCTGGGAATTCTTAACCGGGTCTTCTGCCAGCTTCGCATACAGCGCGACGGTGTCTTCCAGCGCCTGTCCGGTGATCTCCTTCATGGCCACCGCGGCGTTCGCAACGGCCTGAAGGTTCTGCGCGGCGATCTTTCCGTTGGATCCAACGGCCTGCGCCGCCGCCGCGCCGGCCCCCGCAGACACCTGCAGCGCATCGCTGGTCTTTTGCGCCATGTTCACCAGCGTCAGCGTCGTCGCAGCAGCCTCGTTGCGCGACAGCACCAGCGCCTTGGTGTAGGCCTCGGCCTGCTTCTCCGCGTCGTACCAGGCGAACACCACCAAGCCAACGGCAGCGGCGGCCACGGTGTAGGGAGTGACCAAGCCCAGCAGCGCGGACGACACGCCCTTCAGTGCCGGCTCGACGCCGCCGAAGCTGTCCTTGATTTGGCCACCCTGCTGCACCAGCACCGTGAAGAACGGCATGCCGCCCTGCAAACTGGTGAAGATGTCGGTGAACTGTGCTGGCAGCTGACGCATCGCCTGCGCGGTCTGGCCGGCGGAGATGCCCAGGTCGGTGATGTTGTTCTTTACCGGCAGCGGCCGTGCCGCCTCGGTACGCACCTCGCGCAGCTGCCGAGTGAGCACACCCAGCCCCTGCCTGATGTCGGCCAGGTCCGCACTGATACGGACGCGCAGATTCGCTGAAGGATCAGCCATGAGTGATTCCTTGTTTCTGCTGCGCCGGGGCTTGGCCGTTCAATGCGATCAGGTACTTCTGCCAGTCCACCGGCTCCGCACCCATCGCCATGCGAGTGGCCACGGCGAACTGGGCGACGCGATCGAGGTCATCCTGAGCGGCGGCCTCCATGAAGCCGCGCAGCTGCGCCAGGGTGTATGTGATTACTTCCGGCAAACGATGGCCGCGGGCGATCAGGAACTGGACAACGTCGCCGAGTCCGTACTCTCTTCCGCCGGCCGCTTTGCCTGCAGCAGTAGACGCCGCAGGCGATGGGCGAAAAAATCGCGATTGAGCCCGACCACAGCCTCGAGCAAGTCGGCGACCTCGTCCAAGGTGCCTCCGGCAATCCATTCCGCGTCCCGGCCAACAGCCACGGCCAGTGCAGCAGCAAGCTCTGCGCTGTCCTGCTCGAGCATGTCCAGCAAGATGGCACCGGTGGTGGCGGCCGGTGCCGTATCGACCGCGCCGGCCATCATCGCCACCCGGGCGATGATGGTGCGGCTGGCCGCGATGAAGGGTCCGATCTGCTGCAGGCGGAGGGGAGTTACCTCCACCTGCTCTCCGCGAAAGAGAATGGTGCGGGCGGGTGGGATGATCGCGTCCAGTTCCGACACGGCTTACTTCTCCTGCTGCCAGTAGAAGTAAGCGGAGATATCCTGCCCGGTGGCCTTCGCGTTGTCCTTCAGCAGCTTGCCAGGCACGCTACCGGCGCCGAACTCGTTGCCAATCAAGCCCATGCTCTCGATCACGCCCCCGGAGACCTTGTGCGCGGCCACGCGGACCATCTTTCCGCCACGTGCTTCATTGGCACCGTAAAACTGAATCTCGTAGAACTTCTGCGAGGTCACCGCCGCTTCAACGTGACCCAAGTCTGCGTTCTTGAAGGTGACCTTGATGTTCGGGGTACCGGCCACGGAAGGTGCCGCGATCGTTGAGCCTGCCGGGATGTACAGCATGCCCCGCTCAAAGCGGTAATCCTTGCCGGCCTCATAGGTCGTGGCGCCGGTTACCGGCTTAACCGTGGTCACCTCGCTCGCCAGCCGCGACAGGGGCGCAAAGCTGCCCGGCACGGCCAGCACCAGCTCATCGATGACGGTGCCAGCGGCAATGCTGGTGGCCTTGCCGCGAGTTGCCCGGGCGAAGTTTGCCGGGTTGAAGTCGTGGAAGGTGTAGTTGAGGTTGTAGCCGGTCACGCGATCGACGCTGTTGGCCGTGCCACCGCCTGGGTTCTGGTTGTCAGCCAGCTCGATGGTGTTGGTCTGCGGTGCGATGGCGAAAGCGGAGACATTCCCGACTTCCACGAACGGCTCTTTGCTGTTCCACTCGCGGATCAGGACGATGCCGCTGCCCAGGTAGCTGTAATCTTCGGCCATGGTGGCTCTCCAGTTGGGTTGCCGCTGTGCGGCGGGTTATTTCTTTGGGATGTGGGACTGGTAGGTGAGCAGTGCGCCCACCCAGCCGGCGCTGGCCTTCTCCGGCATCAGCGGCTCCATGCCGACGTACACCGGAACCTGGATGCCATCGGGGAAGTTCCGGGCGACTTCGCGGCTGTCCATGGCCGCCTCGATGTCGGTCACCAAGTCGTCCAGCGCCTGTTGGTAGCCCTCCGTGTTGGCTGGCACCTTGGCGATGACGCTCACGGTCGTCAGACGGTGCGTGGTGGCCTTGGAAGGGGTCTCCGGGCGCTGCTGCTTCTCGATCACGGCCGTCAGCACTGCCTGGGTGTCCTGATCGCCCGGTGTTGGTTCCAGCGTCCACCCGGCACCGGCGTCGGTCAGATAGCCGTTCTGGGTGCTGATCAGCTGCAGCGTTGTGCCCATGGCGACCAGCAGCTGACGCCGGGGGCTGACGATAGGCTCAGACACTGGCCACCTCCCAGACTGCCGTCGACTCGTCGGCACGGATCTTCTGCACCAGCTTCAGTCGGCGGCCGGTGCCATCAATGCGCACCACGCCGCCCGTGCGAGGGGTGATTTCGGCCAACTGGAGCGTCACCCGGTCAACGGTGGTGGCGATGGGTGCCACATCGTCGGGCGTGAACTGCTCCACAGCCTCGTCCAGCAGCACCGTGCACGGCACCTCAGCGGCACCGCCGGGTTCCTTGTAGTGGGCAGCATCGGCGACGCCGGCTGCACGGAACGCACCGAACGCAGTTGCGTCGAAGGCCTGCATGAAAGCTCTCTGGTTCAAGGCAGCGGCCTCGCGGTTTCCATGGCCTTCTCCAGCTCGCGCTTCAGGAAGAACGGCATCAGCCGCTTCCAGGTGTCCTCGGCCATGCCGAAGATGTCGTAGCGCGGCGTGTAGGCGGCCGCGGTGGTGAAGATGAAGATGGATCGGACACCTGATCCGCGTCCGATCCGCTCATAGATGCCCGGGCGCAGCACGCCACGGCGCTTGGTGATCACGAAGTACTCGCCATCACGGTTGTTGCGTTTGCCCCGCCGCCGCTTCCGGCTGACGCTGGTCTGGTTCTGGTACCGGTCCCGCTGGGCGCCCAGCTGGGACAGGATCTTGGTCACCTGGCCGGCCGGCACGTTGCCGAACTGGTTCGCCTGGGCGCCGCGGCCCATCACCGCAAACTGCGTCGGCGACAGCAGACCTCGGCTCTGCAGCAGCCGCTCGAAGCCCTTCCGGCGGCGCTGACCACCATCCACCTCGGCCAACAAGTACTTGGCCGGCGGCGTTCCCTTGAAGGCCTCGTCGCGGATGAAGATCTCGGCGTACGGCTGATCCTTGGTGGCCTTGCGGTACATGGCCGCGTTGACCGTGAGCGGCGTCGGCCGGTCGAACACCTTGGGTGCCTGGCGCTTCCAGCGCTCGCGGATCTCGTAGGCCACCTTGTTGGCGGCCTGCGACGCGGCGTATGGCAGCTGGGACTTCTCCAGGTCGCTCAGCTGGCGCCCGAGCGCGTTGTCGGGGTCGACCCCGATCCTGATCTGGGCCATACAACCTCCTGCCCGGCCCGCCGAAGCGGGCCAGGCACTGCTGGCTTACTCCGCGCCGGCCTTCAGGCGGATCACCGCATCCGGTCGGGTGTTGATGTTCAGCGGGTTGGACTGGCTTTCCAGCTGGATGCCCTTGTCCATGCGCATCTTCGCGGTCTTGGTGTAGTACGGCAGGCCGATACCGCGCACCGTTTCCAGGTAGTCCGCCGGCGCGAAGCGGGTCAGGAACATGTCAGGCACACCCAGCGGGAACGCGATCGCTTCACCGTCGTCCAGGGCCAGGTCACCACCGGTGTTGCCCTGCAGCTCTTCGAAGGTGATATCGCCGAACACGAAACCCTTGCGGACGTCATCGCGCAGCGCAGCACCGTCCTGCCAGCGCTCGTAGGCCTTCTGCACTTCCGAGTGGTTGGTCAGGGCGTCGAAGAAGCCGGCGCTGCAGAACACATGAACACCGGTGTACGGGATGCCGCCCAGCTTTTCCTCGATCGCGCGCTTGATGGCGATGCACTTGGCGCGGACCTTGGTGGCACCCTTGTTCAGCTCCATGCCGATGACGGACTGGTCGACACCGAATTCTTCGTAGAAGTCGATGATCACCGAGCCGTCGGCATCGAGCAGCTTGCCCTGCAGCGCACCCATGCGGTGGTACTCGATGGTGAAGTCCAGGTCGCGCTTGTGCACCACCTGTAGCGCGTTGACCACCGCGGCAACGTTGTTGCCTTCCGGGTCGGCCGGGTCATAGACACCGAGCAGCTGGTCAGCCATGACCGTGGAGTTCTGCGGCAGGTGAGTGGTTTCCAGCAGCTTCACCTTGCCACGCTCCAGGCCCTTGGGCTGGCCGGGCGCACCACGCGCCACATTCGGGACCAGCACCAGCTTGGTGCCATCGATACCCACCCTGACGATGGTGGTGCCGACCAGGCCCTGCTCCTGGAACAGGCCCATGTCGGCCAGGCGGGTGGAGATGCGCGGCAGGTTGTTGATGTGGGCATTCAGGGCATCGAAGCTCAGCACGCCCAGCGCCAGAAGAATCTGCAGATCCATGGTGTTGTCTCTCTCGAAAAGGGGATACGAAAAGGCCCCGCCGAAGCGGGGCCAAGGGTCAACGGGTGAAAGGGGCGCCGCTCGGCTGTCAGCCGCCGGCGGCGGCGATAGTGATGGTGTCGGTGGTCGCTTCGTCCAGGTCGGCAGCGGTCACCTTGAGGGTGTAGTCGCCCGCGGCGCTCAGCGTCGCGGCATCCCAGGTGATCACGCCGCCCACGGCGGCCTTCGCACCACCGCCGGCCAGATTGCCGGTGCCGGTGGCCTTGGCCAGGGTGGCACTGACGGTGCTGCCGGTGACCAAGGCGCCGAAGACGTCCTTGACGTGCGCAACGATCGGGGCCAGCGCGACGCCGGCGGTGCCGGTCAGCGGTGCCGACACGAACACCAGGTGATCGGCGGCGTTCGATGCGATCGGCTGCTGCGTCCAGCGGGTGATGATGCCGGACTCGGCCAGGCTCAGCGCGGCCAGCAGCTTCTGGTCAGCGGTGACGCCGCTGGCCCAGCCCAGCTTCTCGCCGAACACTTCGGCATCGCGCGCGATCGCCGCGCCCTTGACGGCCAGTGCCGCGGAATCGGTGCCGGTGTCGATCGGGCCATACAGCACCTTCACCGCGTCGGTGCCGCTGGCAGCGACGGTGTTGTCTGCCTTGAGCAGGGTGCCGGCGGACAGCATGCCCTGCCCGGCCGGCAGGCGGATCGATTCGCGGCTGCGCTCGCCGCCCGCTTCGGACAGCAGGAATTCGCCGGTTCGGGTGCCGGCCAGGGAGATTTCCATCGTCAGTTACCTCGTTGCTTGTAGATGTGAGTGGGATTCAGCTTCGCCTTGTTGTCGGCGGCGCGTTGGTCGGCCATGGAAGCCGGATGTGCGGTGACGACCTGGGTGCTGCGGCCTTCCTCCGCCTTCATCGACAGCAGCTGTGCACGCACCGTGTCGAGGTCGGTGCTCTTCTCGATGAAGCTGGCGGCGAGGGTGTCATCGCCACGCAGCGCCGCAGCACAGGCGTCCTGCACTGCGGTCGCGTACTCGATGGCGCTAGCCGCCGGTTCGCCCTCCTGCAGGGGGCGGCGCAGCAGGGCCACCACGAGCGCCGGCGGCAGCTCACTGGTTGCAACCGCAGCTGCCAACGCAGCGGCCGGGTTCTCCACCACGGCTGCAGGCGGTGCGGCTGCGGCCTCGGGCACCGGCGGCGCTGCCGCCGCCTCCGGCTCATCGTCCGGATCAGGGTTGCCCGGTGCGGGCGGAGGTGCCGATTCAGCCGCGCCGAGATGGGCGATCAGGTCGTGCCAAGTGCCGAGCCGGGTCGCAAAGCCAACCGCCACGGCGGCCTGGCCGCGATAGCAGGCTGCCTCGGTAGCACGCACGGCCTCAGCATCCATGCCGAGATTCCGCGCCACGGTGTCGACGAACATCGTGCGCATGTCCTCCAGATCAGCCATCGCCTCGGCATGCGCCTCTTCGCTGAGCGGGAAGTTCGGGTTGAAGTCGACCTTGCGGGCGCCCGCGAACAGCGGGGTCACCTTCAGGCCGATCTGGGCGTTGTTTCCGCTCCAGTCGTGGTGGTAGCAGACCACGCCTACCGACCCGACGCCGCCGGTGCGGCTGATCCAGATCTCATCGCACGCCGAAGCGAGGGCGAAGCCGGCGGAATACGCATGGTCATCGACCAGCGCATAGATCGGCTTCCGGCCTCGCGACGCGTAGATGTGGTCGACCAGGTCGAAGCAGCCCGACGCCATGCCGCCCGGCGTATCCAGCCGCAGGATGATGGACGTCACCGCATCGTCGTTCAGCAGTTGGTCGAAGGTGTCGCGTACTGCGGCGTAGCTCACCGGGCCCGGGCCGCTGGCGCCGGGCATCGGCCGGTTCACCATGCCGCCGGCGAGGTTGATCACACCGATCAGGTTTTGCGGTGCATCCGCCCGCTGCACACCGGTACCCGAAATGTCCAAGCGGTCGGCCTTCAGCACGCTGTCGTCGCTGGTGACCTTCCCTTCCAGATAGCCGCCCACCAGCGCTTCGCCGATAGCCGGCTGCACCAGCAGGGGCTGATTGAGGACCGCGGCAGCGAGCGAGGCCACCACGGGCGCACGGCTGCCGCGACCCAGCATTCGGGCCAACAGGCCAGGCTTACTCGTCATCGTCATTCCTTTCATCGTTGTTGGCGCCAAGGGCGCCGGGTTCGTCGTCCTGCCGGGCACCGGAGGCGTTCGTCCGCCTGGGGTCGCTGTCGTAGCGAAGCCCGGCCGCGTCTGCACGTGCGTTGTCCTGCGCCTGCTCGGCGTCGACCTGTTCGGGATCCTCGCCGGCGCTCAGCACCACCTTGCTGCGTGACTTGAAGCCGCCTCGCACCGCCTTAAGTTCGGACGTCACGTCCTGCACCGGGTGGCTCCAAGGCCACCCCTCGGGCACCCACAAGGTTTCGGTCACGTCGTCACGCAGGGCCGCATAGCGCGGCACTTTCAGCAGACCCGACAGCACGGCCTGGTCGATGAAGGCGTCGCGGACCCGCTGGCAGAACATGGGGATCATGAAGAGCCACTGGTCCTGCTCAATCACCCGGCGGAACTCGTTGAGGATCAGCCGCAGCGCGCGGTCAGAGACGTTGCGCAGGTCACCGGTCAGCACTTCATAGGGCACGTCCTGACTGGCACAGATCGCCAGCAGGTGCCCGCGCAGGAACTCGGCATAGTCCGAGCCGGCGCTGGGCGGTGCGGCGAAGGTGACCTTGCGGCCCGGCGGCAGTTCCTGCAGTGTCCCGGGCTCGAGCCCACCGAGGGCCGTACCGTCTGCATCCTCACCGGTGATCAGGTCGCCGATGGCCTCGCCGTCTTCACCGTCCGCGTTTGCGTCGGTGGTGATGAAGCCTGCGAACAGGTTGGCCAGCGCCTGCCGTTCCAGCACCGCATCATCGAGGCGGTCCAAGTTGAACATGCGCAGGAGAGCAGGAGCAGAGCCGGGCACGCCCCGCATCGCACCCGCACGGTTCGGTCGGTACAGGTGCAGCACCTGGTCCGCCGGCACGCGCACCAGCTCATTGCCGTTGACCGTCAGCTGCAGGTCGCCGGGGTGCTCCCGGTACATCCAGTAGGCCACGCGGCGGCCGATGCTATCGACCTCGATGCCCTGCCGGATCACGTTGCCGTTGCTGGCCACGCCGTTGTAGTGCTGCGGGCACTGCTCCGATTCGATCAGCTGCACCTGCAGCGGCACAGGCAAGCCGTCCTCGGGCCGCCGGTACCGGATGCGGGCGAATACCTCCCCGGCCTCCTTCCACTCGCGCCATGCCAGCGCCTGCAGGCCTTCCCACACCAGAACGCCATCGGCATCAGCGTACTTGCCCCAGCGCGTCCACAGCTTGGTGACCTTCTTCTTGTGCTCCTTCGTGCCCCAGATCGGCTTCGCCTGGATGCCAGTGGCGATGCCGTTGGACACGCTCTTGTTGAGCGCGCTGACCATCCACGGGTCATTCCGGGCCAGGTGCCGGGCCCGTGCCAGCAGCGTCGGCAGACCCAACAACGATGCGTTGGGCCCGAGCGACGTCGGCCGGAAGGTGCGAAGGCGGCGGCCGTTGCCGGCGGCGCGGTAGCTGCTCTCGGCGGTATCAGACATTGCCGGTCCCCGATTGGTAGAGGCGCACGATGCGTCGGCGCCGCGGTCCACCTGCGGCCTGGCCCAGCTCATCGCGCATCTGCTTCAGCAGACCGCGCATCTCCTTCAGGCTTTGGTAGGTCACGGTGCGGTCGGCATAGCGGACGCTCAGCACACCGGCCGCAATCGCGGCCTCCAGTTGTACGACTTGATTCTTGGTGAATGCCATTTCAGCGTCCCAGGTACTTGCTTCTGATGACGCGGCGGGTGCGCGCACGCGGCATTGGCGCCGGCGCGACGTCGTCTGCCCTCACGTCTGGGTTGTCGTCCCACGGCGCGGCCCATGCCGGCGGCGCGGTCCAGTTGATGGCTGGAACCTTCAGCCACAGCGCCATGCCCTCGGCATAGCCGCACAGGTCGAATGCCTCATTTCGCCGCTTCGCCAGGTTCTCCCAGCCCTTTGCCGTCCTCGACTCGGCCGTCAGCTCGGCGTAGAACGCTTCCGGCAGCCAGTCGGGGAAGTGGTAGTAGCCCGGGCCGGGCTCTGCCCGCTTCACGTTCGCGTCCACGGTGTCCTTGAGCCTGTCCACGTTGAGCAGCAGCTGCGGCACATCGCCCTTCGACCCTGATTTGCGGTCCCGGCGCTTACTGCTGTCGGGGAAGGTCTCTCGGAACAGCCCGCCTTCGCGGCGCGCATCACCCTTGATCAACCTGACCCGGGCGTGCAGCTTCCGGGCCTTGAGCGAACGCCAGAACTCCAGCGCCCGCACCGAGGTGCCCGATTTGCCACCCCAGTCGACGCCCACCGCGTGGACCGGCATGCTGCGGCCGGTGCCATCGTCCAGCGGGTAACGGCGGCTGATGACCTTCTCAACCAGCCGCTCCCAGTCTTCCAGGTACTTAGGCGGATCCAGCGGCAGGAAGCCGCCCGAGCCGTCCTCGCGCTTGGACGTGCGCAAGGTGAAGGAATCCACCACCCAGCGTTCCAGCTGCCCGGATTCGCCAATGCCGAAGCCCAGCACCAGCACTACGAATCGGTTGGCCTGGACGTCGACCTCTCCCAACAGGAAGCGCACCCCAGCGGGCACAGCACCAGCCGCCCATACCTCGGCGCGCTCCTGCATCTCGTTCGGATCACTGGCGGACCGCGCTGCCATCGGGACATAGTTGATCGCCCCGTCCACGTTGTGCGTTGTCTTCAGCGGGCGCTCTTCACCGGTGGTGGCGAAGGTACGCAGCGCCTGGAGGTAGCGCTCTATCAGCGATTCCCAGGACTGGTACGACGCGGCGACACCGCCGAGCCAGTAGCTGGCGATGCGCGCCTCAGGCCGGTCACCGGTGACCGTTCCGTCGGCGTGCACGACCTGGCCCTCCGCAGCCCACACACCGCTGCGGTTCATCCCATCCTTCCACCGGTGCTGCAGGCCGACGCCGCAGTGCGGACAGTGCAACAGCGAGTAGTGCCGCGCCATCTTCTGCACGTCGTCCAGCACGACCCGCTCCAGCAGTTCCTCCATCGGTGGCAAGGCGAATCCGTCATAGCCAGGCGCTGCCTGAAACCGCTCTCCGCACTCAGGGCAGGGCCAGTACCAGCGCCGCCGGTCACCGCGCGCATACAGCGCGGCGATGCCGGCGGCCGGTGGGCCTTGATGCGGGTGCAGTGGCTTCCAGGCGCCGTCGGCGTAGTCCGTTGCCGGGCTCGACTCGGCCACCACCATGCCGGCCGACATATAGGTCTGCGTGCGCTTCAGGCCCAGGCCGAAGCACTCATCGATCGTCAGGTCGCCGGTGTAGTTATCCACGTCCGTCATCAGGACGTCGTGGATGTCCTTGCCCGACAACACCGACACCGAGGGCCAACCCATGCGCAGCGACATTCCCGACCGAAAGAACTTCAGCAGGATGTTGTCGTCGTGGGCGCGCGGGCTCAGCCGGGAGCGTAATTCCGGACTGGCGGCGATGCTGCGGGCGATACGGGTCTTGCTGTAGTCCTCGGCCGCATCCTTGGACATCTGCACAACCATGGCGTCGGCCGGGTTGCATGTGATCAGGTAGGCGAGGCGCGCATCGATGAGCGAGATGGTCTTGCCCGAACGTGCCGGCCCTATAAACACCACTGCTTCGTAATGCCAGCTGCCGGTCGTATCCAGCGGCTCGACCATGTAGGGCGTGGTGTCCGGATCCCAGGAACCGGCGGCGCCGGCGGCATTGGCCACCTGCAGCACCCGTGCACCTTCGCTCACCCTGATCCGGCGCGGCGGCCGGATCATCTCGGCAACGCCTTGGCGCACGCTACGCGCTGTCGCGTACGTCGTCATCGGTGATGCCCTCGTACATGGATTGGCGGACGCGATCGCACTCGTCCTGGACCTTGACTACCTGCTCTGGTGTAAGCCCGGCCTTTCGCTCGAGAACATCAGGGAGGGTGTCGAAGAACTGCACGATTTTCTTCACCAGCTCGGCGTAATCAGCCTCGACCTCTGCGGCCGGCACCAGCTGCCCGATGGTCGATTCGACCTTCAGGCGCTCGTTCTCCGACTGGTAGAAGGCGCGCCGCTCCATTGGCGGCAGGTCGCGCGGATCCACCACACCTTCAGCGCCGAACGCAGCAGCGCCAGGATTCACCAGCGCGGGGGCTGCATCGGCCAGGCGGTAGACGTCGTGCCCCGCCCTCTTGGTCAGCGGCGGAACGCCGGCCTCCTTCAGGCGCTTGCTGGCTGTGCGGCGGTCTATTCCGAACTCATCAGCCAGCCGGGCCACGGACCAGCCCTTGGTGAATTCGTGGATGTCAGCCATGTCCTACCCGATGCACAGCCTATTCAGGCGTGAAAATGCGGTTTCTCCCGGGAATATCCGCCAAAAAGGTGGCCTGTGGTGGAGCACCCTGAAGGCCGAAATACTGTCTTTTACCGGGGTCCGAATTCCCCCCGGTGGCTGTGGATAACCCCAGGGACCCCGCCCCATTCAGCCTTCTGTGGATATCCTGTGGATATCAGGCATCTTCGTTCAGTTTCGCCTTCACGCCTGCTTGCGTGAAACCATTTCGTGAAACATTAGTTCTCGACCGGGGTCAGCGGCACCGTCGTCCCCGCCAAAGCGTGGGTGCAATCGCTCAAGAACTCGATCTGCCCTTCGCGCACAAACGAATGGCAGGTATGGCACATGCTGACGCCGTCTTCGTCGGGGTGGTGTTTGTCGCAGTGCTCCGGCCCAAGATGGCGACGCTTTTCCTGCTCGTGCCATTCGGATTCGTAGCAGCAACCGCCACGCGCCAAGATGGACGGCGATAGGGTCGGACTCTCCACGTCGCCGTTGAACTGCCACGTGGTGCCGGCGCCCTGGACCGGGAGGGTGTGGTGCAGCCTGCACCCCGGGCACTTGAAGGACACGTGCCCATCCTCGAACTTCACTAAAGCGCTCACTGAATCATCTCGGCACGGTCTGCGGCGATGACTGCCTGACAGGCCCTGAGCTGGTCGTCGGCTTCTCGACCGATTCCAATAGCAGGGCCCGCAACCGTGACTCCGAGGTCGGCGGGCGCATCACGTTGGACGGTGCCGGCGGCAGCTTCGGACAGGCGACCGGTGTGACAGGTGGCGAGGTCGTGGCGCAGCCGGACAGTGCCAGCACGCAGCTCAGCAACAACAGCAGCAGGGACGGCCTCGGCCGCCGCGCGGTCTTCTTCATGCTTCGCTCCGATGGTGGCCATGGCGTCGGCCTGGTTGTGCTCTATCGCGCGTGCCTGGGTGACCTGATCGACCACCGCGCCGCTGGCACCGGCCTGCTGCCGAAACTCTGCGCCTTCGGCGCGGTCGCCACGCCAGGACCAACCCGCCCAGAAGGACAAGGCCAGTGCTGCGGCAACGAGCAAGGTGTTGAGACGGATCATCACGGCATCTCCGGCGGGATAACCGCGCCCACCTGGCGCATGGCTGACTCCAACGACATAACCCGCAGCCTCAGTCGGTGGGCCTCTTCCTGTGCGGTCATCCGCAACTTGATTTCCTCGGCTAGCTGGAGCGTGGTCGCCGCCTGAGTTTCCTCCAGCGACTTCACGCGCTGCACCAAGCCGTTCAACAGGTCGACGTTGGCGTCCGTCTCGGTCCGCTCTTTGCGGCGGGAGAGCAGCGCGCCCCACGTTTCCCTTGCCACCCAGAACGCAGCGAGACCACCGGCCATCCACCACGGGACGGTTTCCTCGGTCATGACACGACCACGCCACCGGCTTTGCGGTAGGCCGCCAGCAGGTCATCCAGCTTCCGCTCGTGCTGGCCGTAGCCGGCGCCTGGCAGGCTCGCCCAGATGTTGCGGACGAAGCCGATCGCCTTGACGACATGACCGGCCTTGATCAGGTCCAGCGCCCGCCGCTCCCGGATCTGCTGGATTGCGATCAGATCCTGGCTGACCGGAGAAAAGTCCTCCAGACCCAGCAGACGGCGATACGCGTCGTAGTACCGCGATAGCAGCTGGTAGCGACCAGCAGCAGTGGACTTGATGCCGAGCCTGGGCAGCGAAACCAGCTCGCGCGGATGGTCGGCATAGCCGGTGAACAGCTTGCCTCCCACGATCACGTCATAGCCGTGATCCTTGGTCCGCTGCTTGCCGCTGTCGGTGCCCTCGGACCAGGCCAGCATGTCCAAGAAGGCGACGACGTTGGTGCCGCCTGCCTGTTGAGCGGTGATCTTGGCCATCAGAGGTTCCTGCAGAAATGTGCCCGCCCCGCTGCCGGCTAGGCGCGAGGGTAGATCCGGACGGGGGATGCGGGCGTAAATTGAGATACTGGAATGCACCAGGTTCCTCCCAACAGCAAGGTCAGGAAGAAATGCTGAAGATCTTTGTTGATACGTGCGTATGGCGCCACTGGCTCTCGTGGGTTGCAGGCCGAATTAGCGACCTATCACCCCACTATGCAGACGCTACCGCATTCGATGACGTTCTCACGGCCATTAAACGTGGCCACGTCCAAGCACAGCTTCTGTACGACGAGCGGGTAATGCTTGAGCTCGGGGAGGCCCTTGCTACAGAGGCCCGGAGGCGAACCGAAGGACATTCCACGCGTATACCTATCCCGGGCACACGTGCCGATGGCTCTTTCAAGGCCGATGGAAGCTTTCTCTACGGAGGCGTATACAGCGGGAGTCTGGACGTTCTGCTCACAGCGGATGGCATGGACCATGAACGCCTGGTCCATGAGGCCGCCGTGCGCGCGCAGACAGCCGGGACGTTTCTCTACGACGAGAAGATTCGGCGTAAGGAATTTGATGTGGAACACCTAGAGGCCTCCCTCGAAGCCCAGGCTGACTACTTCGTCACGTCCGATGTCAGAACGATCATCCTTCGGCTTCAGCGGCTCTCCGAAAGGCTTCCCAACGATCAGGCGCTGCAGGCGGTCACGAGAACACTGCGCCGACCGACGCAGCTGAGAGGGGAACTCGTCTCGGCAGGAACTGGATTTCAGTCTTTCTGAAACGACGAACCGCAGGTCACTGGACCTCCCGAGTCCAGGCCTGCGGCCGTTGAGTGCGGGTTGTTTGGAACCTCGCCCACGGTAGCTACTATGGCCTAGGTCTGGTTCCCACTGCAACTGCGGTAAGGTTCCTTACCGCAGTCGGGCGAATGCGGTAAGTTTCGTGGCGACTGCGGTAATCTTGCTTAACGGTAATCCGCTGAGAGTCGGGGTGCGCCAGCGACCGCTTGTGGCCCAAAGCGGCCAGCCGGCTGGACCAGCCTCGGTAGTGATGCCATTTTTCGCTTTTGACCCGAAGCGCACTCCAGTCAGCGCTTGTAGAACGGATGTGACTTAGCTAAGCGGGCGTGCTTTTCCTCTGATCCGCTCTGCCGTATCCAGTGCACGTCGGAAACATGGGTGGATCTGTATCTCGTCGAAGCGAGGATGGTGAGGTTCCTGGAATGAGTAATGTGCGCGGGCGCCACCACCGGCGCCTCCTGCAACGTAGTCGCCTATGAGCCCCGTTTCGTACAGGATGGCGATCATCTTATCTACGTCGGTGGCCTCAACAATTGCGTTGAACCACGGCTCGTTGATCTGCGATGTGGCGAGTAGAGTGACGATAACTTCATCCAGATCCGCGCGACGAAGGTGATAGGCCTTGCGAGGAAAATGCGAGCGCCATGCGGAGAAAAATGCCTGCAGACTAGGATACTGATTGGAGAATTCGCTACATAGGTCCGTAAGTTTCCACGTCGAATAGCCGCTTTCCGCGGACTTCAACGCGATATCACTAGGCTCAAACCCGTCAACGCTTTCGGTGTAAGCACGTACCAGCTGCAGCAACTCTCGCGGCCGATTAAGCGTACGCTCCACCAACCAGTTAACGGTATTCGATGTCGCGACGGTTTCCGGAAAAACACTTCCGAATAGGTCATTAACTGGCCCGGCACCATGTACAGCTCGATTGAACTCAATGCGCGACTCAAGGATCTGAACGAGCTGCTCGCGCTCCCAGCGAATCAACTCGATGTTCCGGTACTTGTCCGCATGCTGAGTGATGCCCATCAGCAGCGCATATACGTCCTCACGAAGGAAGATCACGGGAAAGATGTTCGCGCTTTTTCCATTGAGGATTGTAGCCGCACGCAGTAATCCAAGCAGCAACTGGTTAGAGGCAGTCGAGTTATCCCAGCCCTGATCCAGGTCATCGAACATCACTACGAATTGTGCACCACTGGCCGCAAGCTCGAGGGCGTGATGTTCAAGGGCGTCTACATCGGCGATATTGCGTAGCTCCTTCTCAAGATTCAGCCCAAACTCCCCGAGCTCGCCAACTTTGGCTTTCGTGCGTCTCAGGACCTCGGTAATGTTCTCCAGCATGTCCAGTGAAGTGCGGTTGAGCTGCGTCGCCACATTGCGCGCGAACGCTTCGCTATCTCTAGCGTATCTACCCTTTACACCATGGCCGACAGCTGCCAAACAGTCGGTCAAAATCTGCCGCAGCCAAGTGTGCTGGAAGAAGATCTCCTGCCCGAAGGCATGCTGCAGGTCACCCTCGTTTAGGATGCTTCGAATCGTCGTGTACTGTGGAGCGACGGAAATGACAAAGGTATTGGGCTGAGCCTCGAAATGCGTCTTCAGACGCGAGCGCAACGCGCTCTTGCCGGTACCCTTCCGGCCGATAACGAGCTGCTTCTGTTTGTTTTTGATCCGCCGGAATGCAGTTGAATCGTAGAAGTACTGGAGCAGGTGCGGGTCGTTCTCGGCGCTGTCCGCGCCCCAGTCGATCTCACTTAGTCGCATGCCACTTCCTTCCTTGATAGACGGTAGGATGATGCTGGAAAGCAGCCTGGCGACGCAACCAGCTCGCGCGCGCCAACCATGGTGATAGAGAGAAGCGAGATGTCCAATCGCTAACTAGCGCGCTCTGCCATCCTGCAAAATGATGGAAAAGCTAGGCCCGGCGGCCCGCCAGCCTCGGTAAGGCATGGCTGGGGCGGATCGGGATCTAGCTGCCGGACCTGTGCTCTCTGTCCTCGAATGCAGCCAGCGGTTAGTTTGGCCGATGCATATTACATTAGGCTGGCCGCGACCCATTTTCTATGCGCCGAAGCGAAACAAGGCGGCACTACAGACCTGCCAGGTCACCTTAGTTGAACACCCTGCCGCTGAACTCCTTTCGCCCATCTTCCAGCGCTTGGCGAAGCGTTGCGGCAGCGATCTCATACACGCGCAGGTACTCGCCCTTTCGCATCTTCGCAGCCTTGGCCGCATCCTGTGCAGCGATCTTCCCTTCCGGCCACACCAGATCGTTAACCGCGTCCTGCAGCACCAAGCGCATGCGCCAGCGGTCGGCCGGGTCATCCATTCGCAGCGCGGGCTTTGCGCCTATGCGGCGCTGCCCCTGGATCTGTCGCATTACACGCCTGGCCAGAGAACGCCCCAGCGACGACAGAGACACTCCCTGCCCTCGCAGCGCCACCGCCAGCACGGCCTGCTTGGCGACAGAGTCCCGCATCATGCCTACTGCGGCGGCGATGTCAGCAGCTGTCAGCGGCGGCATGGTTGACCTTCCGTCCGATGGCTCGCGGAAACTTCCGCCCACGACCATGCGGGCGATCAGTTCGAGCGGGTCACGGTGCAGGGTGGTCTCTGGCACTGGCACTCGGCCGCGAGCAGCGCTGACTAGCGGAGGCGCCGACATGGAGAATGGCTTCTGCGCCCATGCCCGCACGGCAAGTATCTCCGCATCAGTGCCAACGTGCGATTCCCCTCGCGCGCCACAGCGCGCGCAGACGACCTGCGCCGTGCGGCGACTGTCGACACTGCCTCGCGCGCGCACCCGCACATCGTCGCTGCCACAGTTGCCGCAGGCCTTCATGCCTTGCACCGGCATGGCCACTGCCGACATCAGGCCACCTCACTGTTGCTGACCCAGCGGGATCGCCCGTCCCGCCAGACCTCCCACAAGCTGCCGTCGACATGGCACCAGATGGGGTCTTCCTTTCCTTCCAGGTACAGATGGTGGGTGGCCTCGTCCAAGCTGTGGAATTTGTGAATCATCGGGAAGTCTCCATGGTTGTCACGTTGGTTGTTTCCAGGGCGACGCCCTGCTGTTGAAGGAATTGCAGGGCCGCCCATCATTCAGCCCACTCCATGCGTGCAACGCGTCGCCTGCTCAGGTCCTCCGCTTCGCCCTTGGAAACCACGGTTACCGCCGTACTATCAGGTGCTTCCGGGCGGGCGGCGATCACTGCCATCTCGACGGTCTCGGCAGCCCTGATGTAGGCCGAGCGGGCCATCGGCGTGGCGGCACTGGCCAGCTTCCGAATCCGGGTCGCCGCCACGAGGACGCTGCGCTCGGGGGTGTAGCCCACGGGTGGCATGAGGGCGGCGATGATGGCACGTAGCGGCACGCAACTATCTGCCCCACCGCTGCGGACCCATGCAGCCGATTCAGCATCGCCGGATGCTTCAAGCTCCGCGACAAGCAGCTCCCGCGCCCGCTTCCGGATGGCGTCCATCAGCACACCTCCGGCGTCAGCTGCATCCGAGTCGCCGCGTCGGCCTGCGCCCAGGTCATCTGGTCCCGGTCGATGCTCTCGGCCAGCCGCGACAGACCCTTTGCGGTCACCAGCACCTGCTCGTGCACGCGATCAGGCTCTCCTTCCCTCCGCTGCACGCTGGCCTTGTGCGTCAGTACGCCCTGCTGCAGGCGGGTCTGGTAGGCCAGCCAGTTCTTGCTGCAGGCGCGGCGGTAGATCCAGCCATGCTCGGCCAGCCAAGCGAACAGCTGGCGCCGCTGCACCTGCAGCATCTTGGCCGCGGTGCTGATGTTGAAGGCGCCATCGGCTTGGCTCAGCCGCAGCAGCGCGCGCACCTGCGGCTCCTGGTATTGCACGCGCGCTTCGAGGATCTCGGCCTTCTCGCTGTAGGACAGCAGCAGCGCGCGCAGCGTCGCCGGATCGGTCAGCGCCTGCATCGGGTCAGGTGCGGGAGTGCCGGCAGCCAGCGCATCGTACGCGCGGATCACCTGCAGGCTGAAGCTCGGGCTGATCCACATGGCGTAGGCGTAGACCAGCTCGCGCACCACGTAGCTGCCACCGTAGCGGCCGGCCACTGAGTGCACCGGGTAAACCCGGGAATCCCCGGAATTGACCAGCTCGGCCACCAGTTCCTCGGTCTGCTTCAGGCGCTGCCAGTCGCTGGGCTGGTGCCGCTTGGCGCCGCCGGCGGCCTGGTGCAGATCGTTAAGGCAGAACCTGCCCACGTCGTCGCGGCGCACGCTTGCGCCGCCAATCATCATCGCGTTCAAGAGAACACCTCCGTTTTCCAGCCGCCGCCGGGGGCGCGCTGGACTGCCAGGAATCGGAACGGGTACATAGCGGCGGCCACCTTCACCTTCACGCGTGCGTCTTCCTCCCAGAAACCCTTCACCTCATGTGCCTCCAGATCTCCGGCGGCCGTCATCACGAAGAAGTCGATGGTCAGGTGCGTCTTCTCGGCCAATTTCAGCTTCACGGACTCGAAGCGGAACCACGCGATCGCGCCAGCGGCCAGCTGCAGCGTCAGGTGTGCGGCGTAGGCCTCTTCGGTCTTGTTCATCTCGCCCGGCACGTGGCGTGGCCTGCCGCGCGCGACCTTGCCGGCGGCGTTGCCGCTG